TATTAATAGCTTTTTCATATTAGAATCTAATTTTACCACCAGTTAGTATTTGATAGTTGAGGGCATTTCCACCTGATTGCCAAACTCCAGTAAAACTGATATTGTATTTGAATGTTTTTGTAATTTGAATATCCCAAGAACTAAATGGAACTATAAGAACACCTGGATCCCACCATTTACCTTCATAATATTGTGTAAAGGGAGAGTAGACTCCTAGAATTAGAGCCGATGTTGTAATCTTTGGACTAACTCTAAAGTTTCTATGAACTCCAGTAACTGCTGATAGATTTTGTAATTCTCTTTTACCTAATTTACCTACCGTGAAATTTAAACCAGCCATTCCAGTGAATTTCTTCTTACCAAACTTAAATGATTCTAAAACAGTAGTTGTGTTTAAATGATTTTGATTAAAATCTGTCATTGTAGTATTTGCACCTACTAGGTTAAATGTTCTATTCGGATTGATCCATGATTTATAGAAAGTTAAACTAAAATCATTAGTTACAGTTGTGTATGTAAATAGTGCTCCTTGAACTCTGCTCTTTTTTGTATTAGCACTAGTAATAGAACCTACTACTTTTACTTGACGTCCATTTGAGTTATCTTGGTTGTCAATAACTACAATATCACCTGATGCAATTAAAGAACCTCTGTTTTTATTATCTGCATCTCCACCATCTATTGCATTTGAGACAGAGTTTGCTAGAGACATAGTCAATGCTCCTTCTTTAGACTCTTCTTCAGTTGCTGTTTCAGCGCCTCCTGTTGAGGTGCCACTTCCACCTGTATTACCTTGTCCACTGCTAGTTTCACTAGAACCAGAGCCATTGGATTGCCCTGAACTAGTCCCTGAACTACTATTCTCGTTATTTTTATTATCAGAGCCTCCAGATTCACTATTAGAGCTACCTGATTCGTTATTAGAACTTCCAGATTCACTACCAGAACTTGAAGATTCACTACTAGAACTTGAAGATTCACCATTAGAGCTAGAACTTTGTTCTCCTGATTTCTTCTTTTTCTTCTTTTTCTTTTTCTTCTTTTTATTTGCATTATCAATAGCCTCTGCTACTGGAACTCCTGATGATGAAAGTGCTTGTGGTAACATATCTCCGCCTAACACATTCATTATATTTGTAATTACTGTAATAGTATTTTGAACTATTATAGCATTTGTATTATTTGTAATAGCTTGGGTTACACCTTGACATGGATTCGCAGAATTAGCCTGAGTAACTAAATTCATCCATGCATCAAAAGTACCATCTGTAAAATCTGGTTGTGTAAATGTCTGAACATTGCCAAAATAGTTTAGGGCAATCTCATCACTTGAACCCATTTGAATTGTTTGTTGATTTAAAGTACATGGATCTGTAAACGTATAAGACCACTGGCCATAACTGACTAGTGGTGCTAAGAATAACAGAATTGTTATTATTTTATTCTTCAAATATCCCACGCTTTATCATTCTTTTTACGATACGAGCAGTTCCAGATTCTAGGGCTTTCTTAGTTGCAATACCAATTGTTGATTGATTGAATTTGACAACATTGTCTTCACCAATCTTTGATCTTTTAATCGTGACTGCTTCACCACTTCCACTGCCTGTGAAAATAGTTCCAGTTTCAGCATTAACAAATCTTACTTGCATACCAATAATAGTTTTTAGTACAGTCTTTACTCCATCAATTGTCACTTCCTCTTCCTCAGATACTGAATAGTCATATATTTCTACATATACAAAATACTCTGCTAAGACAACATTGCCTACAACTTTAATATCATTTGCCGATATACCCTTTGCAGCTGCTTTATGTTGTTTAACCATTCTCTGTTTGATTTCTTCTTTATCTTCTGTAAATAGAAATCTATCTGTCCATTCTAAATAAGACAGAGTAATATTACTAACACCTAAACCAACTCTATTCTCTCTCAACTCTGGATAGAATTCATATAGTTCTGGTGTAAAGCCTATATTTAATACTTGAATAGGCAATTGATAATCTAACATATAGTCAGATACCTCATCGATGTCTGCTTTTTGTTCAAAACTAGCTTTATAGTCTTCAGTCTCAGTTTTACCTATTTGAGCATTAACTGTAAATGTAGCTAACAAAAAGATCAGTGTAAATAATCTTACCATGTTATTTCGTCTTCTTTCTTTTCTACCTCTTTAATAATCACTTTTGGATTCTCCTTCTTTTCCACTATATTATTAATAATAATTTGTGGTTGAGCCGGAATGCTATCTTGTACTACAATTGGAGCAGGTTCAGGTTTTGGTTTAAACCACCCTTCCATGTTAGTAATAAAGATACCAAACCCAGCGGCGATGACTAAGCCAACGCCGGCAATGATTTGATTTTTAATTTCAGAAAAGAATTTGTTTTCTTTTTTATCTGACATTCTTATTAAGTTATTTTTTTATGGTCTTAAATGTTTTAACAAATTGGCCATTGGTAATATGTAATAAATAAACACCTTGTGGTAATGAGGATAAATCCATTTGAAATTGTACCCATCCTGCAAAGAATCTTTTACTTTCTTTTAAAAATTCTGAACCACCATAGTTTAATACACTGACAATATAATCGCCATTGTCTGGTACTGTCAGGTCAAATGTAATTGGACCTTTTGTTGGAACTGGATAAACAATTCCATAAATACCATCAGTTGGCTTAGTATCAAATGGCATTGATCGTTTATTCACGTAACCATCTGTGTTTTCAACATCAATGTCCCATCCTAATTCTGTGCCAGCTGTTTTTCTACCAATCGTAATTGGAATTGTGTCCCAATCTTGATTAGTAACCCTAAATCTTACCGTAAATAATTCTGTTGTATTACTTATAGTAAAATTACCGAAGGTGACGTCATAACCGCCCCATCTAACAGTTTCACCTTCCCAGACCATAGTATATGTTAACCACTCTTGAGCTTTAGGTGTCACAGTAATCGATACAAACTCTAAATAGTCTGGATCATAGTTCAATGCAAATTCTAAACTACCAACATTTTCGCCTGAAGTTTCAATTTCTACAGGCAGATTAATAAACTCACTTACAGGCACATCAATCTCAGGTACGTTAAATACGACCTGAGATTGTGCACATGTGGTGAACAATATTAATATTATTAGTAGTATATTCCTCATATTAGTTTAAACCTGTACCGTTGGCATCACCTAAGATTAATAGGTAGAAGTTACCGGTAGTAGTTCCATTAATTTGTGGAGATAAAAATACTGATAGTCCTGGAATTGAACTTGATTGATCTGAACTTGAAGCATTAATAGTATTATATTGTGCTTCAGTAAAGAATAATACATCTGGATTAGAAGCGTAACTTGAGTTACCTTGTGCTAATCTAGAGAATACTAAGTAAGAATCCGATGCTGTAATTCCAGTAGCTTGATTTGTATTTGCAGTATAGAACTGAATACCAGATGCTGATTGTACTCCCGCAACAATTTGTGCGATCATATTAGCATCTGCAGTTGATAGTGCTGAACTTGCATCTAGTCCACTTGCAATCTTAAGTCTAATTTGCCAGTAAGATTGGTCTAAGCTTTCTGAGAATGTTGCCGTTCCGTCTGCTGCCGTTGTTACTGTAGTTACATCTGTCCAAGTTGAACCATCTGATGATTTCTGTAAAATCACAGGAATAGATTCAGCTGGATTTGTTCCACTATTTAAGATAGTTGCTACATAATCAAATGCTGGTTCTATAAAGTTACCGCCATTATCTTGTGTACCTAGAGCTCCATCTGTTCCATCAGCTTTTACATAATAAGCAGTAAGATCAGCAGTAAAATCTACGCCAGCGACTGCTCCGTTTGTGTAACCTGATAGAAAAGGTGCGTTTACTGTAAACATATTACCAGCAATCATATCGAAAGTGGTAGATGCTCCAGTATAAACCCATACTACTTTTACAATTCCGTTCGTTGAATCAACATCATACGACAAATATCCAACAGGGCCGGATGTATTGTTATACGTTAATGTTGGTTCATCAAATACTGTGTTATCATAATTAAACGAAAACTGAATACCTTTAACTGCATTACCAGACGTATTATCATAGTAAATATCAAACTCAGTGTTTGAGCTCGAACCAGTAGATTCTAAAGTGTACGTTGAATCAAAAATAACATAGGGCTTTGTTGCATCAGGCGCAGTCGTCTGCCCGAAGACAGTCATTGTACTGATAGCTAAAGCCAGTGTTAGAAGAATGTTTTTTAATTTCATTTGTTTTTAATTTATTTTTAGTTTTTGTGACCCGCTCTTATTACATAGAAAGTTGTTTGATTTCCATTGGCTAAATCAAAGAGGGACCATGCTCCGTAACCGGAGAGTTGTGATTTGTCGTCTGAATCCGCAGCAACTGCCGGCCAAATGGTCGGGTCTTGCCAGGAATTTGTGTTCCATATTTCTTGTCCTCCACCAGGGTAAATGGAAATGTTACCTTGTCTCTTCTGGTGCATTAGATAAATGTCAGAGGCAGAAAATGAACCTGTATTATTTACATCAAGTCTCCAGTAATCTTTAGAACTAACTGTATCTGATAGTAATCTATCTTGAAACCAGTTAATATCTGAAGTTGTAAGTGTTCCTATTGTCGGAGCGATGTCTATTGTAAAATCGTAATCGTTGTAATTTAACGTAGTATTAAATGAATAATTGCCGTTTGAATCTGTTGTCGTAGTGGCTTGAGTTGTGTATGAGAATCCAACTTGGTTTTTATTCTGTGTCTTTAGATAAACAGTTTGTCCTACAATACCTTGTTCTTCTGCTCCTTTAATATAACCACTCGCCGTGATAGGTACTGCGTTAGGATCTGTAGAAGTCCATTCTGCAAATGGATGATTAGGACTAAGTTGATTGTATGTATTACTACTTGGTATTTTATATTGAAAATTTGCAGCACCTACACCACCAAAATTCTGTATTCTATATTCAAACTCATACCATGTATTTTTATCTAGGGTTGCCGTACCATAAGCCCATGTATTCCAACCATAATATTTAGTAACTATATCATTAGTTTTACCAATACCTTTAATCATAAACTCATGTGAGTCATCGGTGAATGTTCTGAACCCGTATGTACCTGATTTGTTAGGTTTAAACCAACCTGTATAGATAATTGCATATCTGTCAGAACCGGCTCCACCCCATCTTGGTGGATTCCATAGTTGTTGAGGAGTATGATTACCACCTCTTGGTCCTTCGTAACTTGTTATATCTACAGTTGTATCTAAATGAAGTGTAGTACCGGCATCAGCAAGATTAACCATTGCATCAAATTCTGTATGGTTGTTAGCATTTTGTGAATAGTTCTGACCTGATTGGCTTCCACCATAGTGAGTTTTAAGTGACCTTAAGTTTACTGTAGTAGTTTGCGCATGGACGATAGGTGTCGCCAGGATAAAACATAAGATGAATAATTTGAAGTATCTCATATACTACATCAAGTCAGGCACAATACATTTAGGGATTAGAGGCTAGACTAACATATTTTTTTTATTATTATATTATATATCTGTAATGTCGAAGATATATAACATTAGGCCAGTCACAACGGTGATATTTAACTTCTCGGTCTAGAACCTCAAACACTTTATTTTAAACATGATGAAACGTATATTCATCGCAATGCTCGTATTTCACGGGTTTTTGGCCACTGGCCAGTGCGATCTTGCTATTACCGACTTTAATTTTACCACTGGAGATCTAGTGGTAGAAGTTATTAACTCAGAAAACTGTGGTTGTAATGATTTTACAAACATAGAAACTACTTGCGAAGCATCTGCAAGTGGAGCCGTACAAAATAATGAGACTATTAGTCATATTGTTTTAGGATTACACTTAGATGATTTTGATTATCAATGGACTGATTGTGTCAGTGGTAATAATCATCCTGGCTGGACTTTTAAAAACAAATCTTTTTTTGGTAATTCTGTTTTAGAAACAGGTGATATATGGAATACTAACATCTATGATTTTTGGGCACCTAACAATGAATGCTGGGCAGAAATATTAGCAAATGATGCAGAATGCATTGAGTTAGCTATTTGGCAGATTAACTTATCTCAAACTGCAACTACAGATATGGGCGGTTGGGCTGTTAATCCTAATGTGGCTAATCAAACACAAAATTATCCAGATACTGATATTTCTAATAATAGCATAGTTTTATGTCCAATCATATTAGTATTTCCAGGTTGCACAGATCCATTTGCTCTAAACTATAATGATGAAGCAACTGAAGATGATGGCACTTGTGTGTACTCTATAGGACCAGATCCTATTATTATAGACATAGTAGTTAACAATGAAGAGTGTGAGGTATTTGAAGCTGGAATTTTATCTACGTTTAATTATTCTGCAACCATTGTAAATATTGGCACAGAAGCTGTTACTAATTTTTGCCTTAACGATTTCTTAGGTATAACATTTAATTGTTTTAATGGAGTTTCTAATCTAGCAGTTTGGATTCAACCTGGAGATACAATTACTGTATATGGATCTATTAATGTTGATGGTACTTGGACTGCAGGGCAAGGTAATTATATGACTATCACCAGTGTACCTGGTGAAATCATTACCGCTAATAACAATTTTGTTTTTAATATGCCAAATGGCGTAGATTGTGAAGAGGTGATTGATCCTGAACCATGTGATACGGTTTATGTAGATAATTTTATTATTGATACTCTTTACATAGAAACGATCGATACTGTTTATGTAGATAATTTTATTACTGATACACTTTATATAGAAACTATCGATACTCTTTATGTTGATGTTGAGGTTTATATTACTGACACATTATACATCACAGAAATTGAATATGTAACTGATACTCTTTTTATTACAACTATCGATACAGTTGAAGTTATCATATATGAGTTTTTAACTGATACCATTTATGAGTATATTACTATTGACTGTGAAACTGGCCTAGAGTGTATTGATGATCCTGGTTTAGTTTGCCCTGATTGGTCTTCAGTCTATATTCCAAATACATTTACTCCAAATAACGATGGCATTAATGATGTTTGGAAAATGGTTTATGATTTAGATTGTTGGGTTGATGTGGAATTTAAGATCTTTAATAGATGGGGTAATGAAATATACCACAGTTATGGAGATTACTTTGATTCATATCCTTATTGGGATGGTAGTATAAATGGTGGCAACAATTATGCAATAGATGGCGTTTACACTTATACATTCTATGCTAAAAAATTAAACTCAGTCGAAGTCTTTCAAAGACATGGACATATAACAATATTTAGATAACATGAAAAACTTAATTATTTCCCTACTATTTTTACTACCATTTTGCACGTCAGCACAATGTAATCAACATGTCTTTTCTTCGGTCGGTGCTGAAAAATGGACCAACTTCCAATATCAAGATTGTGATGGATGGAATCATTATTTTGGTCTTCCCGCTGGAGGATATACCATAATTTTTTGTGCAGATATAGGCACTGCTTTCGTTTTAAATGGAGATGGATTTGTATTTCCGTTAGCAAACGAACATCCTAATTACGCATCATGCATCCAGCCTGAATGTGAAGGTGATTTTGATGGAGATGGAATCGTAGGAGCAGAAGATCTGCTTACCTTTTTATCAAATTATGGGGAATGCGATTAAACTTACGCCTCATATTATGGATCTTATATACTATCTTTATAGCTAATAATATTTAATTAACTATTCTCATATATTCGTCAAAGAGATCTTCTTTAACTAGATGTTCTTTAAATATAATTAAATGATCTTTAAGTGTTGCTAGTTTAGGATATGCTTCGGCTTCAACCGTAAGTCTCTTCTTCCACTTCTTATCTAAAAAGTAAATATATCTAAATTGACCTCCTCTTACTCTATATAATGGAGTACCATAGATGCCTTCTAATGCAGTCCTCTTCGTGGTCTTGTGTTTATTAATCATACTGACTTGAGTCATCCTAGTGCCTTCTGGTGTAACCCATACGCCTCCATGTCGTGAATACCCTGTGTAGATCCAATTAGTAGCCTGGTATATTGTTCCAACTTTACCACTGGCTCCATCTGCAAATGACATTAACCATTTAATATCTGGCCTATTGATTTTAAACCACTTAAAGATTCTACCAATAGCCTCTGATTCTGAATTCTTAGGAGCTGAATCTGCCATCCACATTCTATTAAATTCTAAGAAGTCTTTAGCAGTACTACCTTCTACCCATTTACAACTACCCTTGGGATTAATACCATATCCGAACTGTGCAATGCCTACCAGCATTTTATCTAAATAAATACCTAAACTAACTTGAGTGGCAAAACAAACAGTTCCACTATAATGGTTTGCTCTTATTATTTTATCTGCAATTGGCCTATGTATCTCTTCTACATGTATCATTTTAGTTAACGATTAATTAACGATTAATTAATGTCCAGGAGATAGATTTTTAGTTGTATTTTCTATAAATATTATATGAAAACTAAATTTGATATCTCTACTATTTTATATGTTGCTATTATGGTAATTGTGTTTACATTAGCAACAGTAAATTAGAGTTTACCGTTACCGCCACCGCCGATTTCACAACCGTTGTATATTCCAACATTATCTATTTGTCCTATACCACTAATTTCCCAGTATGTAAATTGTGATGTTCCATTCCATGTCATTGGAATTGGCCATACAATATAGTTCCTTCCGGCACCGTTAAATTTAGTATTTCCTGTTGAAGTAGTATATACATATTCATTTAAAGCTGTATTAATAGAATGTCCTTCTTCTACCCATACTGAGTTAGTTACCTGATATGAACTGTTACAAAATAACGCAGGAGATGATTTTCCTGTTGAGATAAAGTATTCATCTCTAGTAGGACCACCCGCAAGAACTGTAAGGTTTTGACAGCAATAAATAAATGGTACATTAGAATTATCATATCCAAGTCCCGGTTCAACTTTAACACAGTAACTATTGGTTCCTGCTATGTAGAGTTTTGGAGATACTGATAACCAAGTTCCATTTGCAACACTTCCAGTTACTATTTCCCCTTCAAAGCCTGGATTAATAATAACGCCTGCTTCTTCGCAATTGAATTCTGATCTTCTATCAGCCGTACATCCTGAAATGGTAACTCCACTATTAGAATATCCAGTACTAGGTACAAGTATGTTTGCACTATATGTATGCGCTCCAGATCCAGATTGATAAGTTGATGGACTAATACTTTGAATAGTTCCTGCACTTACAGTACCTGTTACTACATCTCCAACGCCACCTGCGTTAATTGCAAAATTAGCAGTACTACAGTCAAATATAGGATAGCTCAGCGCTGTATAAGTATTTGTACATTCTATTTCATCGCCTGAATTTTCGTAACCTGTTGCTGGAACACTTATTGTTATAGTATATGTGTGAGATCCTGAAACGTAAACACTTGGATTAATACTTACTACCGTTCCATTTTGTGGAGTTGCTGTAGTAGCATCACCTACATAACCAATATCTAGTATTTGAACTACACCGCCGTGTGCCTCATCACAATCAAAAACAGATAGACTTGTATCTATCAGCTTGAAGAAGACACTCATTGCACCAGTATTTACACCGTTAGAATCTAACTGTTGGATTTTAACTTGAATGCTTTCTTGTCCTTCTGTTACATTATCTTCTATTGCAGCAATTGTAATAGTACCTACATTGTTATTCATAGTAAATACCGTGCTACTGACTGTAAAATCCACGTCAGGTGTTGCAGGATCTGAATAATCCGGAGAGGTCCAAACTGTTTGGTCAAGTGCTACTGTTGTACCATTTGGAATTCCTACTGAAGTAAGTGTTATTACTTCAGTTGTATTCTGTCCACCAGTACTGGTTTCGTAAATAGTGCCCGAAGTTCTAGTTAAGGTAAGATATCCACTACTTTGAGTTGGCTCTCCCCAAGATTTTAATCCTGTAGCCATAATTTATACTGAATGATTTTTAATATAATGTACTTCTAAAGTATCGATTGCATCTATGTCATATCCTAAAGCACCAAAGGTAGCAGTAGTTCCACTAACTGAAACATTTATAGATGCTAATGCTTTATATCCATTTATCCATAATGATACAAAGGATACGTCATTTGACATAACACTATTTGATAGAGTTAAAGTCCAGTTTGCACTTGCAGAAGATATTGATTGGCTTGTAAATTCTTCAATAACCATTGCAGCTTCTGGGACAAAATTGTTTTGAATATCCTTTGAATTAGGTATTTCTTTGCTATCAGCAGATGTCCAAACTACATTATCGTTGAACTCTTGTATTTGTTTTGATTTTAATTGAGCCATAAATTCTTAATATTTTTATTACGATTATATTATATATCTGTCTAAATTTAGTTATCCAATTGAAGACTGTGCTGCAACAACACTTAAAACTAAAGAATTAATAAGTATTTTCATACCAATTGCTACTAGTAGAATACCAAACACTCGTTCCATTATAGTAATACCTACAATACCTAGCTTTTTTTGAATCCAAGGTGCTGTTTTTAAAAACACATAAATCATTATAGAATTTAAAATAATACCTAAAATAATTTCAACATTATTCAAATCTTGTGTCAAAGACATAATAGTGGATAAAGTTCCTGGTCCAGCGATGATAGGAAATGCTATTGGAAATATTGTAGCTGACATTGGTTCAGCAGTAGATTCTGATTCGATACCTAATACCATCTTTACACCAAAATATAAAAGTAACATTGCGCCTGCTAATGCAAAGTGAAATGTTTCAATTCCTAAAAGTCTAAATAAAGTTTGCCCTACGAATAGAATTGAAATCATAATAACAGTTGCTACTATTGTAGATTTTAAAGATTCTATTTCACCATTCTCTTTTCTAAGTTTAATGATTAATGGTACATTACCTGGCATATCAATAACCGCAAACAGGGTTAGAAATACTGTCAATACATTTAATAGAAATTCCATGAAGTGGGTGTGTTAGTGTTTATACGGTTCTCCATCTACGTCTGTTAGACCATTGAACTTTCTTAGTCTGGCCTAACATTCTATAAGCGCCTACTTTCTGGTTGAAGACATTTCTTTCGGTATTAAGTTGTGTATTACCGTTTGTTTGTTCTGTACTCATTACTTAATTCTTTTTCTTAATTCACTCGAGGACCAATTATGATCTCGACTATTATATATTATTTTAATTCCTCTTTTTAGGCATATATCTTTTGCTGTAAAATCTCTAGTTTCATATTCATCTCCAATGATTCTACAATCTAGTTTAAAAGACATGAAAATATCTTCTAAATCCTTCTCAGTTGTATAAGGTATTACTTCATCTACCCATTTACAAGCATTAACTTGGACGTATCGTTCTACTACAGATTGAATAGGTTTATTCTTCTCTGGTCGATCGATAGTAGGATCTGTTTGTAATGCAATAATTAAATAGTCGCAATGTTGTTTTGCCTCTTCAAGCATTTTAACATGACCTGCATGAAACAGATCAAAACTAGAACATGTAATTCCTATTTTCATCTCTCTTTGGTGTTAAAGGTTTCATCATAAAGACCTAACTCTTGGTCTCGTTTCATTATTTCAGCAAGTAACCTTCCTCTTCTGCTTGGTATTAGCCAATTAAGAAATTTATTCCAATACTTTTTCATTTCTTCTTTTTAAATAATGGTATTGTAAATCCAATAGTCAAGCCTCCTAATGTAGTTGCTACTACATCTCCGATTTCTACAGTTCCACCTGTTCTACTATCATATAATTCTTTAACAAGTCCAACGGCAAATGAAGAACATACTCCTGCTATAAATGCTTTCTTTTTATTTTTATGCTTATCATAAGACCATTTATATCCTAAGCCTCCAGCAATTGCTCCTGCTGTAAAATGTAGTTGTTTATCTTGTTGTTGAAAAAATGATTGGCCGGACATAGAAATTGTTGCCATAAATAAAAATAAAAATAGGTAGTTTTTCATCGGTTAGCTCTTTGATTTTTAGATTTATGTCATCTCTATGATTCTATCAATATCCCTTTCGGTTAGACCCAAATTAAATTGTATATAGCATATCCGAATAAAAATATTACTACTGCTAATATTGAGTAACCAGATATTTTTTCATTTGTTTCAACTTGTTGTCTGCTTCTACCTTGGTAATCATTAGGATTCCATTCTTTGGTTCTTCCTTTAAAAACGTTTGGTTTTACTTTACTCATATTTTCTTTTTTATATGTTGCCATCTTGTATATTTTGTGGTTTATGTTGTATTCTTTCTAAATGCTCAGACCTTTTTTGGTGAGAAGGCCAATAATTATGACCATAATTAGTACATATTTCTTCTCCTTCTTTAATATCTTTTATTGCTTTAAATTCAAAATGCAAATTTAAAGTTGGATGATTAGACCATTCTGCATTATTTACATCTGCATGATTATAGATACATCCAAATCCAAGCGGTAGAACTAGTCGTGCTCCTTGTTGTATAGTTTTACCTTTAGGGTAATTAAACACATAATCCATTAAAGATCCTGTTTGTCCAACATCATCTGCAATCACACAATAACAAGTTTCAATTATTTCACCTTTGTAAAGATCTCTATTTGCGAAAACACCGTATCCCTTGTCATCTGTAGACTTTATGTATACATTATAGTTTGGTGTTATTGTTATTATGTTATTCTCCATGTGTGTTATATACTAAAATATAATATTGTTTATTTTATTCCGTATGTAGTCAAGGTGGGACTTGAACCCACGTGTGACCAGCTACTCTTTCTACAAGGTATAAGCTTGAGGAGATACTTGACTATATAGTGATCCCTCTGGGGCTCGAACCCAGGACCCTCACATTAAAAGTGTGATGCTCTTCCAGCTGAGCTAAGAGATCTTAGTACACCCGATAGGATTCGAACCTATGGCCTACGCATTAGAAGTGCGTTGCTCTATCCAGCTGAGCTACGGGTGCATATTAGTACCGCTGGGCGGGCTCGAACCGCCACGAGCATTACTGCTCAACAGATTTTAAGTCTGTCGTGTCTACCAATTCCACCACAGCGGCATTAGTACTAAATATATGATGTCAATTTGTTCTTTGTGATCGGGCTTCGTTAAGCCGTAGAACTAGAGTTAAGTTATTTTGTTGTTAGTTACAGTGCTAATATACGAATAATATTTGACAATAAAAAATATGAGGGCAATTATTTGTATATTATTTGATAAGATGTGGTTTTCCTTCTGCTAAACCTGCGTTTGTTACGACATTGTAATCAGTGTTAACATAATAATCCGTAGCGTTATTTGCACCTGCATACGAAAACGCCGATCGAATACCATCTGTAAGTCCATTGACGATAAATTTAACTCCACCTTTAAATGGAATTGTAGTAGATTCACCTTCAACATTTCTTGTCTTTTGGCCATGTGTAACTTTAGTTTCTAAAGATGCACTTCCACGATAACGTTTGTAAAGTCCTGCTGGAGTTTCTAGGATAGCACCTGGCGATTCTTTTGTGCCAGCTAGTAAAGATCCAACCATTACACAATCAGCTCCAACTGCGAGCGCCTTTGCAATATCTCCTGATGATTTAATACCACCATCTGCCATGATAGGAATACCGGCAGAATCTGAAATTTCAAATACAGCCTCAATAGAAGTTACATTTGGAACTCCAAATCCTGTCTTTACTCTAGTAGTACAGAGTGAACCTCCTCCAATTCCTACTCGGAGGCCATCGGCTCCCCATGAGATCAGATCTTCCGCTGCTTCCATTGTAGCAATGTTACCTGCAACTACGTCTGTTACGTTTTCTTCTAGATTTGCTTTAAGTTCTTTTAGTGCTTTTTGCATATTTTCATGGTGTCCATGTGCCACATCAACTACCAAAATATTACATCCTACAGCTTCTAGTTCTACCGCGCGATCAAGATAATCGCCAGTTACGCCAATTGCTGCCATAATTGGCAAATGCATTAACGAAGGATCTGAGTTTCTAAATGCATCTAATTTTCTTACTTGAGCTACTTGATCTTCTATAGACATAAACCTGTGAATACATCCAACGCCACCTAGTTCCATAAGAGTTGCTGCCATTTCATATTCAGTTACAGTGTCCATACATGAACCTACAATTGGAATATCTATTGACCAGTTCCTAGTGACTGGGACCGAAAGATTAATATTTTGCCTAGTCTTAACTGCTGACAAATTGGGGATAAGTTGAATATCGTCGTAAGTAAGTGCTTGATGCATTGTTTAAATTATTTGTTGTTACAGTGCTTATACTATAGGATGTGTGAAGAGTTTCAGTTAATCTAATATTTTAATTTGATTAAATTGATTGTAGCCCGTAGGGGAATCGAACCCCTCTTACCAGGATGAAAACCTGGCGTCCTAGCCGATAGACGAACGGGCCGTTACTTGACTGGCAGTCAATTATTATACTGCCAGCATTTTTATTGTTTCAATGTTGTCCCTCAGGGGCTCGAACCCCGACTCTTCTGTACCAAAAACAGACGTGTTGCCAGTTACACCAAAGGACATTTAAACTTATTTTACGACGTTAGCCGCAATGATTGCTTTACCTCTACGAATTCTATTCTTAATTGTTTGTAAAGGTAAATCGTATTTATCAGCAATATCTTCATACTTCATATTGTTTAAAAGCCTATCTTCTAAGATGCCCTTATACATTGGTTTTAAAGTATTGATATTATGTAAAACTGATTCGTATTGATTCATGATGTAATTATCTTCATCAATCCAATCTTGTTCTGATTTATATTCCATCTCGATTAAAAGATCTTTAGCAGAAGTTTTAGATAAGTATCTTTCTGTATTGATACCATAATCTTTCATTGCATCAATAGATCTTTTCTTATTTCTTTGACGTATCCAACCTAAGCATTCGTTAAATGCAATTCTGTAAAGCCATGTAGTAATTTGATATTGTGGATCAAACTGATCTACCTTGGTCCATAGCTTAGTTAATGTGTTAGTTAGAATATCATCAGTTGCTTCATTGTCTTTTACTACATTATAGATATAAGACCTAAGACCTGGCTTAATTCTGATATAAAGAGCTTTGTAATCTTGCTCTGATTTAGTTGAGATGTAGTTTTCTGTTAGTTCGCGATAGGTTACTTTTGACATTTATTTCTTTTTTTAAGGTTATTATTTTAATTACTGTACTAATATACGAAAATTATTTGACATAAAAAAATGTTTTGGCATTTATTTTGTAATTAGTTTGTCTGTTAGTAGTATTATTACATGCTTTCTAACAAACTTACATTTTTTTGCCATTTATCTTTCTAAGATTACAAATTCACCAAAGGCTTTATCAAATACGGATATCAGGTGTTCGTAATCGCCTTCCATCATTTCATTAATGATATTTGCGCCCGCGTCTTTCCAACCTAATTGCTTAGCAAACCTTTTTGCGTATGCCATTAATGCGTATGCATTTCCATCAGGACCTGTAAGATCTATAATAATTGGGCCGGTGTGTTTTTGTTTTTCTCTAATCATAAGTAGTGTTTGTTTTTAATTACAGTACTAATATACGAAAAAAAACTGACATAAAAAAGTATTATGGCAGTTTTTTTGTAAAAGTTATTAACAATTTAAAAATCGTTGAATATACCTACTAGTTTTAGTAATTCTTGTGGCTTATGTGACCAGAAATCAGTAGCACAATTAATTATTTTCTTTTTAGGATCGGATTTAAAAGTCTTTAAGGGAAATCCAATGATAGAATACCATTTTTTAGGTTTGTTAGGCCAGTAGCTAAGAGGCCAATATGACATAATTACTTCATTCTTTTCGCAAGTTTGAATACATTTTATTATATCACATCCCTTTCTAAGCATTCCCTTTGCATCTAGTAATTCAATAGCCTCATCATGTTCTCCTAAACTGAATCTAATATTACCATTTAATCTTAGCATTGCATCTTGTGCAGTTCTAGGATCCCATGCAAAGTTACCTAAATGATATACAGTATCATCTTTAGTTACAGCTTCATTCCAGTTATTAATAAGAGTATCATCCATTTCATTTACTGAATCAAAATCCCTTCCATATTTTTTAATTGCTCCTGGTCTACCTAATTGTAGATTTGATGTTACGAAAACTTTTCCCATTTTAAGCTACTATAAATTTAATATTGTAATTATCCCAAAGTTCACCAGTTAATGATAGTTCATTTACTCCGCCTTGGGCATTTTGTATTCTTTTGTCATCTGATATGTCTACAAAAAGATAAAGTACAAAATCATAGTGTGTAGCATAGATCAATGATTGACCAATACCAGATCTAAGATCCGATCCTCTTTTACCTTTTTTAAATTCAATGGCAATTTTAATACCATTCATTTCAACTGTCATATCTGGTCTATTTCTAGTTCCCATGAAGAGGATGTGTGATACTGTAGTATTCACATCGCCTTCCCAGTTGATTGAAGATTTTACGATTTCTTTAGCTTTTTCTTTGTTTTCCTCACCTTCAGATACTATATAATCTGTTAAACCTCTTACAAGATGTGGATATATGAATTGCTTAATCTGATCTTCAGATTTCTTTTTGTAATTTAATGTACCAAAAATATCCTCATGCGTGATAGCTTCAGAAATTAAATCTAAAAATTCTATTCTCTTTTGAGACTTACTTGCTTGTTTCATTTGTTGCTGTTTCTAACTCAGGTTCAACCGTCTCAGCTGAACTTAATTGTTGTTCTAGTTCTGCTAACTCCTTATGAGTAGTTGAAATCTGTGAATTTAATTCTGCTAAGCTAGTCATTGCAATTGAAACTGCTTCTCCAATATTAGTTAACATAATAACGAATTTTCTAGCTGCTTCTACTCCAGTTCCTTCTACGTTTAAAAGTGCTTGATAAAGAGCATTTAATTCGTGACCTCTTAAGTTAATTACAGTTTCTTCTGCTTCTGATACTAATAATTCTTTATTCTGTAACTTTAATTGGTCATGTAAAGATACTATTACAGCAGCATTATTTGTTTTCCATGTATATCCCTTATTAAGGTGATCCATTATAGTTTTTACCTGCTTTCTATCATCTAACTTGACTGTATATGTTTCTGTTGCAGCCCTTGTTTGTAATTCGTCAGCTTTTGCTTGTAAAGCTTCTCTTTGAGTTTCTAGTGATTTGCCCATGTTTGTTATTTTAGTTTAATTATTTATCTTGTTTTTAAAAGTCCTCGTTTCTAACTCTTAAGTCGTAATCTTTGAAGTGTTTAAACTGCTCATCGTCAGTAGTCATCCTTCTCATAATGGAATCATTTACATCATTCCTGTATTCTAATCTTTCGATTCTAGTAATTCTAGGTGGATCTAAATAAATTACCATGCATTTATCTCTATATTCTTTTGGTAAAACATCTAGCCCATCTTTTGACATTATCATTACATCTGCCTGTTCAAATTCTTCTTTAGTAAGTCCATAATACCAGTTGTTGAAAATCATAAACTCTAACATCTCACCGGACTCAATAGTTTCTTTAAATTGATCTTCTGTCATAAAATGATAATCAACGCCATCGACTTCGTTTTTTCTTGGCAATCGCGTTGTACAACTAATACCAGGTTTAAAATTCTTAGCAATAAGTCTATTCTTTAAAAAATCCTTTCCAGCTGCTGCTTTACCTACTAGTATTAATTTCATATTTATTATACGGTTGTTTTGGTTTTTGTTTTTATTTGATCTTTCCTTAAGTCTCTTACCACGTCTTTTCGGACTGTTTCTAAATATTGCTCTCTTTTTTTATTAGACACAAATGGCACTGACCAGAATTGCTTAGTCTTAAGCCATAATGATAATCGCCACCCAAAGACAAATGTAAATACTCCCATTACTAATCTTAATTTAGGCGAGTTTAAATAGAGTGTTTTAACTGGCAATGCTGGTGCTCCGTGTGTAATATATGTTCTTACTTTTTTATCACTTAAGAATGGTTTAGGGTAAGCGTACGGTCCTATAACTGGCACGAATTGATATGCATACCCTGGGGTTAATACCTCATCAAAAAATATCTCCATTCTTGGTGTTAATCTAAACCACCAAACCGGTGAGATAAAGTAAATACGATCTGCCCATTTGACTAGCTCTTTATATTTTTCAATAAGATCTGTTCTTGGTCTAGCAAAACTATCACTGTATAATTCAATACATTCTACTTCGTTTAAATAACCTGGAGTATTTAAAAGAGTTTTCTTAAGAGTCCTATAAATACCGTTATAGCAGAACGATCCCTCATCTGGATGTCCAATAACTATTAGGTTTTGCATTCTTTCCTTCTTACTCATAAAAATTTCTTAAATTGTGTTTCTTCTCTCTTTCGAGCTTGTTCTAATTTTTTAGCTTCGATCACCATATAAAAAATCTTTTAAATCATCTCTACTGGTTGGGACATTATCCCATTTCTTATCATACCAAAATGTTCTGCCATTTCTATCTTTTCTCTTTGACATTTCAGCATTGCCATAACATAACATGAAGCGCTCTTGGATAGCCTCGTCTCCAAATGGATTATCCCAATCCTTTATGTTTCCACCGCCCTTAGCATACGCCAGAAGTGGTATATCTCGGCATAAATCTAGTAGTTTAGGATATTTAGCGAATTGCATGCCAGCTGGTAAGAATGGATCTACATCTCCGGCTCTGAAAATGATTTCAGCTCTTAGGTAATTACCAATACCATTAAAATATTTCTGATCCATTAACATTTCATAGAGTGGTTTCTTAAGCTTAGTCAAGTTAGTCATGACATTATCCCAAAATGCTTTGTAATCTGTTGTTGGGTCTGGTCCTCTGTTTTCTGACCATGCTAAACCTTGTTTCCATTTACCAAAACGTCTGACATCTACAAATGATAATGTAGTATCTGCATCAGAATAAAATTTAAGGTGAGAATGTTTCAACTCTTGTCCAGTATGAGTTAGCTTAAAATGACCGGACATACCCATTGTGATTCTAACTGTAACAAATTGATCTGAATAGTTATCTAAGAAATAGAGTACCATTTCTTTTCCTTTTGATTTAGCTTTAATCTTAAACTTTGTAAAAGGAATATTTAGGTCTTCACACTTATGGACTGGATTCTTTTCTACTTTTGTAAAAGTGATCCCCTCTGATACTTGATTAACATAGTCTGATGTGAACTTGAGTTCCGCTAACTCTGGCATAATGGTATGATTTAATAGTTATATCTTATCATGTGTAATTGTTTCACTATCTTTATCATCTAAATCTTCGCGAGAATAATTCCAAGATTCTTCCCAAAATATGAAGCTGGGATGTGCTTTATTTAACGACATAAGTTAATTCAACTTCTGGATCATTAATAACACTGATAATCTTAGGTTCTGCGGCTCCATGTGTGGCTAAGATATGTGCCAGTCGGCCAAACGCGCCTGCTCTGCATAATCCATCGACTCCTTTTGATATATCATTAGGGTCCCTTAAAATGGTCGCTAAATGCAAATGCATAAACCCTTCTTCGGATTGCCAAGAATAATCTAATATTAAAGGTTTTTTAGAGATTATATTAATCATACTCGTCTAGATCATTTACGGATCTAATATTTTTAAAATTAATTTTAGGCTCTTTACTTCGCTCCTTACGCTTCTTAAACTGTAGTGCTTTTTTACGACTTTCGTCGGAGTCATTAGACATCTCAGGCCTGTTAGGCATTTTCATTAGAATTATGTTTCTGAAGTGGTATTAGTTGAACACCATACTGGAGGTGGTGTCGTATCTGGGGGAGAATAGTAGGGGTTAGGACCCGGGGCATATATTGGATATGACGGTGGATTGTAAACATCGTCTTTAAGTAAAACTACTGCTTCTTCAGCTGTAATTTGCTTTTTGTCTAATAGTTTCTGTACGATACTTGCCTTTGTCATTTTTAATGTATTTAAGATTTATACCTGGTATTTAACTAAAGTTTCTTTTTATAGTTTAAAAGCCATCCACATTTTTCATATTCTTCATAGAATTCAAAATGATCAATCATACTATCAATTTGACTTGGTTCTGGAATTGCATCTGGCTCTAGAAAAAAGATTGGCATGCATATTTCATCAGTATCTTCTAATTGAAAAGTTAATGCCATACAAATAGTTTCGATGGTTGCCTGTCCCGTTAACATTTGAAACGAGTTTTCTATTGATTGTTGATAATCTGTCATAATTTTAGTTTTTTGCGGAGAAGGAGGGATTCGAACCCCCGGTACCTTGCAGTACGCTGGTTTTCAAGACCAGTGCATTCGACCACTCTGCCACTTCTCCTGTCTTTACATTAATGGCCCTGCACTACAACTATGAATAGCAGCTTTCATTCTCTGCTCCTCTAACCATTGTAGGTATTTCCAAAATCTTTTTAATCTTTTCATTTTAATTTCCCATTTGATAATCAGCAGGTGGCAATTCATCTAATAAACTTCCAGGTGCTGTAACATTCTTAACAAGTCCACTAAGCTCTGCTTTAATTTCCTTTACTTCATACTTAGCATATTCAAATTCACCCTTAATATATTCATTAAGTGCTTTACCTTGAGAATCTGCTGTATTAAATTTATCCCATGTATTTTGATCTACTGCTTCATAGACGTATGTTGCCCATTTAAAAACCACTGTTAGGGTTTTATCTGTAACGTTATATGTTGCTGAATTAATAGTAGAACTCGTGTAGTGTGATGTTGTGCTAGTTATCATAAATATAATTTATCTATTATATGCGTTTTCTAATAATTGTTTTCGGAATAACTTGTTTTGTAACAACTATCGGTTCATTTTTTTGTTCAGTTGTATTATATGAACTTATCACTAAATCGTAATATTTACATGATGCAAATTTATCTGCAGGTCTAAGTTGAGCAGTAGGTGCGTTTTCTGGATTACGTGATACTGCTTTATAGAATGGTCCTATTTCAGTATCTTCTAAAGTTGCTGCTTTTAATACTCCTGCATTATGAAATATAGCATTTTTATCCCAGTAGTATATCGTAGAAGTTCCCCATGTAAAATCAAAATCTTTTGTGATTGGAGTTTTATATCCGGCTTTCCATAAATTCCAAAGCACAGCCCACATATCTGCACACCATATTTGTAATGTGTTCCATTCCGGATTGGATTGTTTTTTAATATTAATCAGGGGTCTCATTTCTAAATATAGAGATTCACTATCACGATATACGTTTTGCCAGTACTTTGTTGTTATACCTGGTTTAATTAAATATTGAGCTCCTCCTGCTTCGCTATCTCTAGATTTAACTTCATTAGAATCAATATTTACAATTTCGCACATTTTAAAGAATAAATCTTCTCCTCTATCAATTATATAGTCCGAAGAAATATAACTTGCGGTATCTGATACAAAACATGTTTTATCTAGATTTAATTTATCGTGTAAAGTTAAAGGTCTTGTTAACGCAATATCACAATCATGATAAAAGAATGTGGATTGTTCTAAATACGGATGCATGTTCCAATGCTTCTCTAGAATATGAGGTCTAATTGAAGAAATATAAGATGGGGATTTTCTAGTATCTGTATAATATGCAAAGAGAACTCCTTTTTTAGTCCACTCTTCATCTACGCTTCTATATCTTTCGTGTATCTTATTATTTTGAATAGCTCCGACTATATGTACTTTGCTTAGATCGACATTACCATTTTTTTCAAATGATAATAACATTGCAGCAATTTGCCATGAATAATAATAATTTGCAGGTTGACATGATATGTAATATATGTCCGGTGTCATGAAGTTTATCTACCTAAATTAGAACCAGTTTTAACTTTAATACCTTGTGTAACTATTGCGTTCTTAAGTGAATTAACAGCTGCTACAACATCATCACCTCCGCCACCTCTGCTACGTCCAGTAAGTCCATCAACAACACCGCCAACCATACCACCAACTATCTGTCCTGGTACTGCAGCAATCTTTCCTAGAATTCCTTGTTGAGCTGCACCTTGTTCTTGTACAGTACTCTTAAACTCTGCTAGCATAGTTGCTAAATTATTTAATGCCTCTTCTAATGAAGAACCCATGCTTTCTAAAATATCTTCTGGAGAGTCGCCACCTTCAGCTAATACTGCTAATGCTTCAAACATTGCACGAGCTTCGGTAAGTTTTTCTAACTCCATTGAATTAATACCTGCAGAAATCTGTGGGAACGCAACTGCAGTCGCAGTCATGTTTGTTCCGATAGCATTCCAAAGTTCAGTTTGAGCGTTATATCCAGCGATTGGTCTTAGTAAGCCAACTCTACCAACAAACATACCTTTAAAGCTATTTAAGTTTTCTAAGTTAGCACTATTAGTAGCACCAATAATATCTTTAGCACCTTGACCCATTTTTTCGTATGAGTTCCCGACAGCAACAAATAATTTTGTTCTGGTATGAAGAGTCTCATCTTCAACATTTATCATGCTACCACCATAAACCGATGTGAATGCTGCTAATTGTTCAGCCTGTGCGTTATTAATAGAACCTACAATCATTGGAATAGCTATTGCCATTCTTAAATATGAAAGTGTTAATCCTTGTAAGAACTTAGTTTTAGATTCAAATAATTCTGCTGGAGATTCTCCACCAAAGATAGATGCAAATGCTTTTGCTTTATCTACAGTAAATGATGCAATAGAACCTACAATTAATGGGATAGCAACTCCTAGTTTTTCATAGGTCTTTCCTATTTGATCGATTAAACGAGTTTTAAGTGTTAGTAATCCTGCATCTTCTCCACCTGCATCAGTTAGAGATTTAATCATAGCAGTTACTTTATCTTTAACTTCTGTTGCATCAGAAATTCCTGAAGTAATTTTAGATACATGACTTACTGTATCTGCTAAAGAAGAATAAGGTTCTGCTAACGAGTTTGCAACCCATACTCCTTTTTCGAAATCGTTTGAACTAAACCATGAAGTTTTTGCAGCTTCTCCTTTTCCTACTTCTTCAAATACTCCAGCTAAACCTATAATAAGCGCTTTTGTATTTGCAGCTATCTTTTTAATTAATCCACCAACATTACCTATTGCTTTATATCCTGTTGCGTTACCATCCTTATCGTAACCTGTTGGGAACTTTAAGTTTGCCATGTTCTGAACACCATTTGCTAATTCATAAAGAGGTGCTCCCATTTTCTTAACAACCTTAATACCCTTTTCATAAGAAGAACTAGTAAACCATGAACTACCTTGTGCTGCTTCAGATTCTCCAACCTCTGCAAATGCAGAACTTAAACCTGTTACTATTAATTTAGTATTGGCAATTAAGTTTGGTACTGCAGATGTAAGATTAATAGTTTCATATCCTGTTGCATTACCTTCTTTATCATATCCTGTTGGGAATTTAAGCTCAGCCATTGATTGAACACCCCTTGCGATACTAGTTAAAGCACCTCCCATACCAAGTACTGATGAAATACCATCTGCTACTGCAGATTGACTACCACCACCAAAGATAGAACTAAATAAACCTTTCTTACCACCCGGGTACATTTTACCAATTTTACCAAACGTATCAGATAGTGCAAATGTTATTGATGCAACATTGTCACCTAATGATTTAAGATCTGCTGTTTCAGCTATCTTTTGGAATTGTTTAATACCGAATGCTACACTAGTTAATGCCACCCCTGCCATAATTAATGCAGGTGCACCAACATACATTGCTGCAAGTTGTAAAGGTCCTAATGAGAATGAATTTGCGATTGCCTCAAACATAACTTCCATGTTTGTTTTCGGTCTACCGCCACCGATTCCCATAAACCCTTTTGTCTTTTGTCCAGAATCTCCTAATACTCCTGTTCTTTTAGTTAATTGGTCAAAGTTTAATTTCTTTAAAATTAACATTCCAGCTCCTATTAATATAAGAGCTCCACCTGCTAATATCATTGCTCCAGCACCAAGTGCTATAAATGGAGCTGCAGCGCCTGCAAGTCCAAATGCGAGAGCTAAACCACCTACTAGAGCCATGGTCTGTCCTATAAATTCCCAGCCATTATCTCCTAATGCATTTCCTAATATTTTAATTGCCACTGCATTGATTATTAATGCAATACCAACAAGTATCATTGCTCCAGCACCAAGTGCAATAAAAGTTGCTTGAGTTCCTGCTAAATAAAATGCTGCTCCAATTAGACCTATTAATAATAAGGCTCCTAATGATTTTACAGCTTCTTCGCCAGAAATATTGCCAATAACTTTACTAAATATTAATAATGATAATCCTAGTACTAAAATTGATAGAGATGCCCAAAGCATTGCTTGCGCTCCTTTCTTTATGAACTTATCCATAACTCCAATTAGACCAAATGTTAAGCCAACTGCACCAACAACTAATGCTATTTCAAATAGTACCGCCATTGGAGGTGATATTATATTAAATAGAGCTAATGCAATCGCTAAACCTAAGATAGCTCCTGCTACAAATAACAGCCCTTTACCTCCGTCTTCCATGGAGTCTACAACTCCCATTTTATCTAATAAGAAGAAAACAGCTCCTATTGCTAGAATTGCCATTCCAGCAAACATCGCTCCCTTTAATGCAAATGGTGCAATGAAAGAAGTTAATGCTAAAGCTACCATTACTGATAGTATACCTAAACCTGTCATTACTAAAGTGTCTGCTGTTTCTTTAGCTTTGTCCCCACCTAGTGCTCCAGCTATTCTTAAAATAAGCATCATTGCTGGAACTATTATTAATACTGCAAGTAAACCTTTAAGTGCTGGCATTATGAATAATGATGTTAATGCTAATGTACCAACAAGAACTAAGATACCTAATCCTACACCTTTAAGATTCTCTAGTTTATCCATAGTCTTCTTGTCTAAATTCTTAGTAGACATAGATACTGCGGTAGTAATCGCGAAAAGAGTCAATGCTATAATTGGGGATATTGCCGCTGCAATAAGTAATAATGGTGCTGCTAGTATCATATAACCAGCAAATACTAAGATAGATTTACCTACATCGCCTAATTTAGTTAGGCCTCCTATTAAGGCTTCTGTCTTTTCTGTAACTTCTTTTCCGGTACCTTCTAGTGAATTAATAGCATCTACTACATATTGTAATCCCATACCAACTTTACCAATAGCTGGTGCAACAATAGCAAGTGCTAGTGCTTGTTTAATATCTGAAGCACCAGATTTTGATTTACCATCTTTGATATCTACAATTGCTGTAACTAATTCATCAATTCTAGTATATAAATCACCTCCGATTGCTACGGACGCAGTATTTTGCTCTATTAAGCCTAAAGTATCATTCCCTTGACCCATACGGTCAAAAGCAGAACCCATACTTTTCATAAAATTCATTGCCATGGATTAACTATGAAGGTTTTTTTTAAAGTATACAAGAACACCACAATAAGTGGTGTCCCTGTTACTATATTATATATCCCTATAACTTTGGCATCTTGAGAGATGGAGTTTTGAGATTAGGGGTTTTTGGCATCTTAGGACTTGAAGCTGATCTCATAGATTGCATCTGCGAGTCCTGTTGTTCTTGTGATTCCCCTTGCTGTTTATTCTTAGCTTTGATGTATTCCGAAAGATTCTTGACGTAGTACCAATACTCGTAGTAATACATGTTTTCAATTTCCGACGGTTGCATCCTAAGATGAATACCCAGATAGAACTTTGTCTTAAAGTAGTTCTCCAGCGAGATCTGAAATAATGAAAAGACTTTTGATGCCACCTGGGAAATCAAGAGGGGCTTTCGCAGTCTCTCCTTCGTAAGTGGTTTCTAATTCGGGTTGTACACCGATTTTCATTCTTTCAGCTAATCGGTAAATTACCATAAACTTTTTCTCGTCCCATCCTTTATATTCCATTTCTAATTGGAAAATCTTCTTTAAAGATAATGATCTCCAGTTTGATTGCATATAAGGTAACACTTGAATAAATGCTTTATCAAAATCTTGGTCTTTCTCTTGTTTATCTTTAAGATACGCCGTGATTTCTTGCATTACACCAATTGTAGGTGGTTTCATCATTACAGTTCCTGCAGACTTAGTTTTAATTACATAAGTTCTGTCTTTAGCAGAGTAATAATTTTCAATTTGCTCATCAATTATTGAAGGTACTAAATTTTTAACATGTAATTCTATTTCTACTGATTTCTTTGTTTTATCAGTTTTACCTTTGAGCATTAATTTGTTCTCAGGTTCTGGAAATGAAAGATCTCTAATAGAAAGTAATAAAATAATTCTATCTTCTTCTAATACATCTTTGTAAGACATTCTAGTTGCACCGGAATCAAACTGTGCACATGATTCTACTATTGAATTTAGTTTATCTTCCATATCGATGTAATTGTTTTCATCCATAGTAGAAAAATGTCTAATTTCAGCAGCTTTAGCAGATCTAATTTTAATAACTGTATCTTCAGGGTAAAATTTAGCCTTTGAAGGTAAAGTTTCTAGATCTAATACATGCCATCCTAAGATTTGATCTGCTGATCTAGCCTTTTCAGGAGTAAAATTATCCATATTAACTCTACCTAATCCGGAAGAGTCAACTGCCGCTGTCATTGCGTCAGCAGAGTCATCTGTATTTACAGAGACTTTTTTTGTTTCTTTTGCATCAAGGGCGGCAGCTGCTGCAGCTTCTCTTTCTTGATTCATTTTGTTAAGTTCCTCACTCATATTATTTCTTTTTAAGGTTTTTAAGATTTTGTTTAATTATTGATTTCTGTTCGACACTTTTTTTAGAAAGTTCACCTTGTATAAGGCTTCTAATGAAAGCACTAACAGAAACAGGTCTTTGTTCAGTTTCTAGAGCCTCATTTAAAATGACTCTATTAACATCGCGGACTTCGTCTTCAGTTAACAATACCTGAAGTTTTTTTGTTAGTTTATCACTCATAATCTGTTATTATTAGGATATTATATTATGTTTTTGTTAGTTAAAAAAAGAAGGAATCCATAAGAACTCCTTCTTTCTATTAAGTTAATTTAATTTAATTTACTTCTTCTGCCCAAACATCTGCTCTCCAAGTAACTTCTAAAGTTTGTGGATCTGCAGATTCATAGTTTAATTCACCAGTAAATCCTAAGCCTGATGTCATGAAACAATCATCAAGAGTAACTTTTCTAAAAATGTCACCCGCTCTGTTGAATTGAACAATAACGATTGTACCTACATAGTTCTTTTTAAGACCTAATTCTCCAGTCTCTGGGTTGTACTGTTTTCTGTACCATTCCCTCATTGATTTATATATGTACGCTTCGTTAGAATCGTTTAAGTTTAATGAGAAATTAACTGTTACGTCAACTGCAGTCCCATCAGGCATACCAGCGTAAGATCTAGTTGAGAACTTATACTTTTGCTCGACAGCTGCAACTTCTCTGTGAAGACTTTCCAAACCTGCGATTGAGTTAATGTGTTGTAAAAACAATGATTGTCCTGTCACGCCATCCGGAGGTAAAATAGTTACCTCGAATAGGTTAGCCTGTACAGGTTCAAAGTTCTTGCCCTTTCTGCTTGTTTGATCTTCTGAATAATGTGGTAAAGCCATATCGTTTATTTTATATTTTATTTATATATTCTCTTTTTTTATGAAAAGTTTCCTGATGCAATTTCACCTGTGTTAAGTACAGTTACTCTTGATACTAGAATTTCTAATCCTTTAACTGGTTCAACGAACGTATCTAAGATACCCATGTTGTTATCAATAACTTCTGATGAGTTGTTAGAAGAATCCATAATGTTTCTGAAATCATAAACACCTTGATCTTTCTTAACTGACTCCATAAAGTTATCTGCTAAAGTTTTAATTTCTAATCTAGTCTGAGCAGTATTGAACTCAAATAGGTAGTTCTTAAGAATTTCTGCTAGTCCATCTTCAATGTAAATTAATACCTCTCTTACGTGAGCTGAAGATAAAGCTGACTGAATTCCTTGCTGTGCAGTCTTGTTTCCTTTAATAGTTAAACCTACTCCTCTTTCGAATACAATTGGATTGTAACCGAATGGCTCAAGTACGTCTCTATCATTCTTATCGAATGCATATTCTAAAGATTGTACTCCAGTTCCTCCGACAACACCTCTTCTTGGACCTGCAATGATTGACCATGGCAGAGCGTCAGAATATTTGTCGATATAGTTATTTGAAATATAAGCAGCTGGTGGAATCACCTTAGTTCTACCGTTTTCAATAACATTTAAACCAGGACCGTAATAAAATCCGTAAGTTGCTCCTTCATTTATTGAAGGTAATGTGTATAATGCGCTTGGGTTTAAGTTTAAGTTACCACCCGTTGCAACGTTATTTACATCAAATGCTCCAGAGAATTCATTTAAGAATGATGGGTTCGTTGAACCTTTAAATTCTTTAATCATTGGTGCATTAAGTATTGCAGAAGCGTTTTGTCTTTCTTTACAAAGTTGAGTTAATTCTTCTTTGTTAAGTATTCCACTATCTTCTAATGATCCAAAAGTATCAACAACATATCTAAATGTAATATTGTCTTTATCAGTTAAAGCATTTCCTAAACCAGTTCCTGGCTTGATTGCTGATAATAAACCTTCCATTCCACCGATTTTCTTATCAGATTGTGAAGCTCCATCAAATGCAAACATTTTGTAAACACCTGCAGCATCTTCATATCTCTTAAGAGCATGTAGAGGACTATTAGGTACAGGTCTGTGACATGTAAATGTATAAATAGTATCTCCGTTTTCAACAGATTTTACAATTTTCTTAATTCTAGATAATCTAGCGTTACCATCAGCTCCTACTACACCGTTTACATACATACCTACTTTGATATGCTTAGACGCATCTATGTCAGTATTGAAATCATCAACACCAGATTTGTATATCTTAAATATACCTGCTGTCATGTCTTGGAAATTCCAACCTCCTGGGAATGCTACTGCTCTAGAATTTAATTCAATCTTCTTCATTAAGAATGGATTACTAACTGCTAATTTTTGGCCGAAAAATCCAACCCCATTAGTTATTGTTCCGTTTCCTGCTAATGTAGAAGAGAATCCTACAGATCCTTCTGGAGATACTTTATATGCACCACCACCGAATACTGCATCAGTAACGTTTGGAGTAATAGCGTTAATACCAACATATTCTCCAGCGTTTTCAGATAATAACCATGTGTTAGCACCAGAACCTCCAGCACCTAATAATGTATCACCTACACCTGCTGGTGCAGTTGCAAATATTAAGTTTCCATCTTCATCGACTCTGACATCTGTATCAACAGCCCATACAGCTCCATCTAAAGAACCTGAATAAAATTCGTAATCATTTATTTGTTTACTAATGTTACCGTCAGCTGTAAGTAATACGCCAGTACCCGATGGGGCAACTGCAGTAATTCTTACATATTCTCCGTCAATTGCAGATTTTAAAAATCTTCCAACTTCAATCGGATTAGGTAAAGCTGCTAAATCTGCAACGCTAATTCCATTAACACTGTCAATTTTAAGTGTAGATCCAGTAACTTGACATTTACCTGCAAGCGCTGTAAGATCAACGTTTAGATCAGTTACTTGTTGTTCAACTCTATGTGAAAGTACTTCGTAATCTTGGTAGATATTAAATCCATTACCTACTAAATCAATCTCTGGAAGTGCATCCTCTTGAATAGCACAGAATAAACCTGTTCTTCTTGCTTCTAGGTTGATTAAAGTTTCAATGTATAATTGTCTTCCTTCGTTATCTTGGAATTCTGGAATTAATGAACCAGAATATTGAGATAATAAAGTTACTTCTCTTAGTCCAACAAATTTAGCTAATTCAGATTTGAATAAACCTTTAGCGTTAAAAAATTCACCATAAGTTGGATCGTTGTTTAATGCTTGTGCATCAAACTTACCTTTAAATACAAATACATCTACCATGTAATCTGATACGTATTCATCTGCTTCTATTCCTTCTGGAATGTTAGCTTCACCATACCATTCTCTTGCTGATACCTCAAAACCTCTTACATCGCCAGCTTGTCTAACGATAATTGTAATAGGATCTTGTTTGATATTTACAAATGAAATAGCGTGGTTTGTGTCTTGTGCCGCAGCAGTCAATAACTTTTCATCAGAAGGTACCCAGAACTTGTCAGTATCAAATACATCGCTGTACTTTTTTAATACTTTTTCTGCATCTGAGTTATCTTTAGGAATTGACTGTAAACCTTCTAGTGAAGAGTTAGTCGCTAAAGATACTAGTGATACTTTGTCATCGTCATCAACAGTTGTAAGGTTTAACGCAAGGATTGGACCTCTTGATAAACATTCAATTGCTGATCTGTGAAAAAACATATTTTTCTTTTCTAGTGACTTGTCAACACCTCCAAATACTTGGATAAATTGCTCTACATCTTCTATTAATACTGGAGTGTTGTAAGGACCTTTGTTAGATCTACCTACAACTAGTCTAATAGTCTCCGCGGGAATGTTTACGGTTTGTGACTTGTCAAACTCTAGACGATATACGCCTGAGCTTTTGAACTGTAATAAATTGGGACTTAATGCCATAGTTGTTCGTTTTTATTTTTTAATTCTTTTATTATATATCCCTGCTATTTCGTAAATTTATTTAAGTAGGTCATAAATATCATATTGTAAATCTCCAGCCTGATCATTGTCCTTATATAAGATGCTTTCCATCTTATCATGCACGTCTGGATCTATAAAATCTAAGAGCTCTTCTACGAAATCTGCATAGTCTGTTGTATTAAAAAACTCGGTTGCTGTAATGCAAGTCATTATTACATCATCGTTGCCCATTTGAGCCCCATAACTGCCATTTGATAGTGTACCAAATAACGATGCCTCTTTTACTGTAACCTCGTCTGTTAAATCTAATCTATTTATCTTGTAAAGTTTTGCAAAGTTCTGACAAAAGATAGCTTTATTATCAGATTTTAGTTTGATTCCTGGTTTAATAGTTCTAGCATCATGTCGATGTTTAAATTTAACTATCATCTCATCATCAAAATCATTTCTTTGTGGAAATATACTTCTTAGGTATTGGAATAACACTGTACCATAAGTATTATACTCTACAATCATCTTTACATTCTCAGAGTTAAATATATCTACTGATAATGTATATAGTACTTTTGCGAAATCTTCAATAACATGTTCGTTTGATCTAAATCTACATACTTGTGTAAATTTAAAGAAATCGTACATTGCACCTGGGCTTATTATCGCGTCAATTTCTTTTTCATTCATTGGATCTACTCTAAATACATTAATAACAGAAGCATCACCTCCATTACCTTCTGCAATATCTACTGAGAATACCCAAAAGTTACTTTTATCTGCACATGAATCAATATCAAAATTAGGATCCCATTCTAAATGTCCCTTTGTATCAATACTAATATAATCGAATTCATCAAAGTCATGATAGACATAGGGCTTCATTCTCTTTCTCATCTTCTTCATATCGACTGGGTCTAATAAGAGGTTGGATGAGGAAACGAATTCATTCCCATATTGTTTATTAAAGGCTTCGATCGAACCTAGGTTAGCAAGCTCTCTATCATACCATGCCTCGTCTCTATCTGGATGTTGCCACCAATCTATCCTCGTTGCTAAGTATTCATTATCACCTCGATCTGCCGCAGCATAGATTTGATAGAACTTATTAAATCCGTTTGGCGTAGATGTAATTGTTATTCTTGAGACTTTCGATGAGGATAATGTAGGATATACATTCTCGTAAAAAGAATCAGCAATCGATGGATGGACGTGGGCAAACTCATCTAGGTATAAGTTATGGATTGTAAAACCAATACCAGATTTTGCTGTGGTAGACTGTCCTATTAGTCGACAACCATTATCACATCTCACATTCATGACATCATATTTAATAATACCAGGTTTCATAAAGAACGGTAAGTTCTCGATTACTGTTTTGGCTTTATCAATAATTTCTTTTGTTGAATCAGATTTATTCGCAAGTAGCAAAGTATTCTTATCCATATTAAAGGTAACATACCATGCATTAAAAATAGATGCGGTAACTGTTTTACCCATTTGTCGAGCAGCAAGAACAATATTAAATCTATCATTCTGGAAATTCCTCAACATATCCTTCTGGTAATCTCTCAACTTTACTTGTTGAATACCTTCATCGGTCATCACTACTGCATACTTCTCTGCAAAATAGACAATGTCCTTGGCACATCTAGCTAACTCGGTAATTTCCTCATCAGTATATTCAAATACAATATTACCCTTCTTTAGAAATTGTCTACCCTCGTAGAATGGTAACTTAATCTTAGGACGATAACCCTGGTCCATAGCCACTAACAGATCATCGATCTGTCGGGTCGACCATACAATCCTATCAGCAGAGGTTGCATCACCTTCTGCTTTAGGAATCCATTTATTATCTCCTATTCCGTCTGACATTTATTATTCTTCTGTTGGTTCTACGTCTTCAATATCTTCCTCTGAAGCTCCGTGAATACCTGCTTGTATTGCAGCCATTAAATCTTTTGTACCTCTTTGAATATTTTTATTACTAGAGTCACCGCCTGAACTTTCAATTTCTGAGTTATTTGCTCTTTGTTGATATATTTCTAAATCCCTTGCAATTCTTTTTGTACCCTCTTCTGCTGCCATTAAGTACATGGTTTGAGATTTAATAATATCTAACATTGATTTTTGTAGAGTTGCAAGAACCTCAAACATTCTAGGTGCTAATTCACCCGAGTCAATTGTTTCTAACAAAGTTGTTAGTGCTTTTTCACCTGCATTTAATTGATAAATTAGAGAGGACATAGTCATCTCATCCATTCTTTTTTTTGCAGCAATATATTCATCCTTTTCAATAATATCAGCATCTAGATAGAATTTCATAAGAGCTGTAATAGTCTTTTCTGCTTTTTTAGTAGCAGAAGACTTTAATTCTTTATAGTTTGTGGCAGGAACTAAATCTGTAGGTCTTGCTTGGATAGGAAGATCCTGTGGATCTGATTCAACATCCATTATGCCATCCCCAATTAAATCGTCTAGTTCTTTTCTTATTTCATCCGCTTGTTCGGATATAGTCTTTTTCTTCTCGCTCATATTATGATATTATATAATATATATCTATGTAAGTTCGTGTAACAAATTTAATCTATTTTTGTTACAAATTACCTAGATTGGTTATATCTTCTTAATTGAATTGATGGAATTGCGTTATCTATAATATGTGCTAATTGATTATCTCTAACTACATATTGTTGTAATACGTTTCTATGTTGATCAGCACCGATTGTCTTTTTAAATAATCGTATGTTGGTTAACTTTAATTTACCAGGCATTAATGAATACTGTTTATCAGTTACCCATCCTTGTAATTCTGGTAAATCTTGCTTGTTATTCATAACTTCTGTTAACGTATCTGTTATTGGCATATTAGGAGATTTATTACTACCTGGATGTAATTTGTAAACATAGGTTGCAATTTGCTTAAATGCATTGTTTAAATTAAATACCATACCGTACCAATTTCCATTAATTGGTTGTACTCCAAATGGGAATTGATAAATCTGCCCGTTAATGGTTGCTTTAACTACAGTTTGATTCATTGATAATTTTAATCCCTTATTACCTAATGAACCGTCAAATAAAACTTGGTCTGCAGTTGGACTTGTTAAGCTAGGTTGGAACCATACTGTAAATGCTAAATTATCAGCAGTAGATAAAGTTGAATTCTTTTTGTATACCAGGGCTTCAATACCTAAATCTTTAATTGTTGAAAGATCATAATGATTTTTAGAAACGATGGTCCATTTATTTCTAATTTCCATATCTGAAATAGTCATACTATTATGAATTCTATCTCTAATACCATCTCCTACTGGACTAAATACCGTTTGATATTGTTCAGGTTTAGAAGTTTGTGCATATTCATCTTTTAACTCTTCACCAAATATTTCTTCAATACCAGTTGTTAAGCTGTCCATTTCTACTTGCATCGCCTGTCCTGCTGCATCATCACCAACAATCGTAGAAGTTCTCTCTTCGTATTTTCTTAACATTACTCTCCAATAGGTCATTTCCATATTGAATTCATCTGCAAAAGAAACCGAAGCAACTTCATACATTCTATTCATTAATGGGAAATATAAGTAATCTCTAGCTCTCGGTGGTTTGTTTGCACCAAACGCTTGTTCCATTTGTCCCTTTGTAATATGGACTTCAAAATCTTCCCATCCCATTCCAAATATATCATATTGAAATTCTTGCGATGGCATCTCATTATCTGGAACCATTATTTTAACTTGACCTTGAGCCTGTACATTATATAGAGAATACTCCATTAATACGACATCTTTAGATCTTTTATCAGGTTCTACTCTAAAGTATTTTACATCATGACCCCACATATTTGCACCTAGTTCTGAAATCTCTTTATAGATTGAAGTAGGTTTACTTAAATTATATGGATCGTAAATAGGATCTGAACATTCAACTACAATATTAGTACATCCATCTACATAAGGGTCTGTACATTCTGAACAAATTTGAGGACATGATACAATTGTACCGTTTCCTGTTTGTATTTGGAATTCAACGCTCACTAGACTAATACTATGTAAATTAGATAAAGCCATAACTTCAGCTCTAATATCAATCCAAAGTGGCTTGTTAGGGTCAAATGTTAAACCTAATAAATCATTAGGTCCTAAGTTAATATTAAGTGGTCTAAATTCAGACATTTGGCCACCACTCGTAATAACATCTTCCTGAGACCATCTAAAGTCATAGGCAAAATTATTATTAGAATCTGGTACTTTAGAAAATGAAACTGAGGCTGCAGAAAAATTAGGTATTTCTACTGTTGTAAATGTTTGAGCAGCTATGTCTATTGTAGAAACTGTAAATATATTAGATCCTACATAAATCATATCACCCTCTACTAGGTCTAGGTTAGTTCCTATGCCTACAATAGTATTACTATCTTGTGTGATGTTTAATTTACCAATTGTATATGGCGAATGTACTTGTGCTAGTATATTCCAAGCTAAAATCTTATCAGTATCTGAATAAGGTTCTTGGAGTCTAGCGAAAATTTGATCGCCTATTTGATTTGCAGTATAATTAGTTACCATTTAACTTAAAGACTATTCTAGTCTATTTTTTATTATATATCTGAATCTTTATCAGTGATTAAAAGCATCTCAGGATTATCAGCCTCATAATTTTCCAATATTGAAATAAATGCATTAGTAACGCTAAATATTTCAGCTTGATTATTTTCAGATAAATACAGATCTAATGCAGATAAAAACTCTCTAACTTTTATTAATTTAAAATGCTGGTTATTTTTCATTAAACCTGATTTTTCTAAAACCCTATTAACTAATGTAACTTCACTAGGGTGGAATAAATCAAAGGTTCTAATAAATCCCCTAAGTACTTTTATATCATACTTAATTGTTTTAACTTGATCTACATTTACAATTCTATTATAGCTAGAATTTTTATTTAGATTTACTTTGACATATTTTAAATTTGGCATAGTTTCAAAGATTTGCCAAATAAAATAAACAGATGTAGCTTCTTTATGGACAGTAGTATCACTAACAGCTTTAAATCTAGAAATATCATCTGAAAAATTACGAGTGATATATGTTTTTAAAGTATCTGCTGAAATGACTCTCCAATTATCAGAATGTACTTTTGATGTATATCCTCTAAGAATTATACCCCAAAGTTTTAAATCAATTGAATTATACTTATATAAAGTAACATCAACTATTTCCGTAAAAGTATCGTTAATCGTTGTAGACATCTATTTGCTTTTCAATTTTTTTAAGGTCTGCATATAATTGATCTTTCGCAAATAATTTTAATTCACTCATTTCGCGCTGGCCTATTTCATTTTTATTCATGTAAAGCTCTACAGCTCTATCACTTGGGATATATTTATCCACTTCATTTTTCTTAGCCTTTTTAGTTTTAGTATAAAACCATCGTGGCACTGATTTAAACCTGGAAGCTACCATTGACCAACTATCAACAACGCTTGCACCGTTGATACCATTGATATTAAACATCTGTGCATTTGCAGGATATTTAATAGACATAAATCTATTAATCATGAAATGATGTCTCTTCTTATTATGTTGTTTTATTTTATTATATGTTGCTGGCTTTGTAAACATAATTTTCACAAAGTCAAACAACTTAGTTTCGTCTAGCATATTAATTATATGTTAATAAGTTGGAAAGTTTACCCAATAAGGGTATTAAATGCATGTTGATAAGAATCTACTTTTGATAGATTATGAAGCATTTCTATTTTAGTAGCAAGTTCTATAATTTCTGGTTTTAAATTATATGCATTTGCTTCTGCTAAGATTTCTTCTATATGAATATAGTCGTTTAAAGTCATTAGAATAAATTTTTAGTAGAATCCTTTTTAGTAGATTTTGCAATAGTCTTTTTACCAACTAACTTCATAGGAGTTTGCTTCTCTTCTGGAATATCCATGCCTGCAAAAGGATCTGGTGCAAAATTGTTTTTCTTAGCACCTTCTAACCAATCAGTATCTTTTAAGATTTTGTCCATTTCTAACAAAGCATCTTTATTATCAATTGCACCTTCCCAATCTTTTTCAATTGCATCGTAAATTGCTTTTTGAATTGGATCTGGAATAGTTTCATTATGCAATAGCATTAAGCCGATATTTTGTGTAAGAGTAGTTTTAATTAATGTTAATGAACTGTGTCCGACAACTCTGTAGATAATATCTGATAATGTATCTTTAGCTTCTGATGAAAATAAGTAATCTATTTTAAAGTCATTGAATTCTTTAACGAATTGACTGAAAATCATATCTGCTGTTTTATCAGTAATAGAATAGTTTCTAAGTTTACCGTTCTTCATTTCTTTTTGCCAAGTAACTACTGACGAAATGTTATCTGATTTATCTCCTGTAAGTATTTTCTTAAATATAAATTCATCACAGTTGATTTCTGTAGTAGTAATTTTATTAGCAGTTACCCATGACATGATGTCATATTGATAATTATCACGCAACATATTCTTACCGCCCATGTTGAATAACATATCATCGCCAGTCATGTCTTTTGAGGATGATTTAGCCATGTCAGCTTCAAAGCCTTGATAACCATAGAGAGATTTTTTAGTATTGTAATACCATATAGTATGCGCGTCGTTGGTAGTGGAATAGTTAACTAATTGAATAAGATCTCTATCACCAGTCCATACGATACAAGATTTACCTCTGGCATTCAACATTGTTGACCAACCGAAGATAACATCATCTGCTTCTGCACCTTGTATTTGATGTACAGTAACACCTTTCTTAGCAAGAATTTCTTGAAATGCTTCATATACTTCATATACTGCAGTCCAATCTACTGTTTTGTTTTGCTTTCTAGTTCCTTTATATTGTGCTTCTGGATATAGATCCTTTCTCCATGATTTAGAATCTACAGTCAAAACAACATCATCAACAAACATCTTAAGCTTACGCATTTCAGATGCAAAGTCAATTGCTAGTTTTCTCATAAACTGTGATTTTTGCTTATCATCACCCAGAAGAAGCGCGCCGCCCTTTGGCTTTGGCATAACGAATAATCTACTAAAAACAAAGTAGTTACCGTCGATTAATAATGTATGTTTTCCCACTTTCATATTTTGTGTGTTTTAATTCCTATACTAATATACGAAAAATATTTGACATAGAAAAATGTTTTGGCAATTATTTTGTTATTTTTTTACAATTCCTTGAATATCATATACACAGCTTAACATTGTGATTACCGGATCTATTACATGAATTCTTTGAGCTTGGTGTTTAGCAACCGAAATAACTACTTGCGGAATATGCTTTACACTTTGCAAACGTTCTTGTTTTATATATTCTACAAACTCTGCACCTAATGATTGTAAAACATCATCAACTCTATTAGAATAATTGCTTACTAGAAGCTGATAATTTTTAGCAGGATCTGATTCGTTAAATACTAATTCAAATACATCTTTATAGACAGAGTTAAATTTCTTAACATCTTCTATTGTAATATTTGTAGTACCTTGTGTTTTATAGCCCTGTAATTTATTTAGAGTAGATCTAAGATCTGGAAAGTTACGTCTAACAAATTCTACAAGTGCATCTTTTTGAATTGTCATTTCTTCTTTTCCACATATATCATAAACTCTTCTAATATATTTCTTTGTTAATTCGCTTTCTTCTTCTTTATCAAAGTCAAAATTAATAACTTCAAATCTTGATAGAATAGGATCTGGTAGTTTATTGATATAGTTACATGTTGCAATAAATCTAGAATTAGATGCAAATTGTTCCATAGTAGCTCTTAACGCTTTAAAGAATTGATCAGATACTCCATCAACCTCATCTAGTATTACTACCTTAAACATCCCTGGAGCATCCATTATAGATACAGTTGAACAGAAATCTATAATCTTTGTTCTAATAACATCTACCGATGTGTCTGTGGACGCGTTGATGTACAGGTATGGCAATTGGAACTGATTTACAATGGCTTTTGCACAAGAAGTCTTACCTGTCCCTGGTGAGCCCGCAAACAGCATATTCTGTACTAGTCCATCTTTAAATTTGGACATCACTCTTTCAGGAAGGATTAGTTCCTCTAAATTCTTTGGTCTGTATTTCTCAGTGAATAGCTGATTTATCGATTGCATATAGTTATGTTTGGTTATTATAGTGTCAAAGTACCAAAATGTTTCATAGATAAATACAATATGGCAATAGTTATTAAAAAGACTGGAGGTCCATGGCCTGCTAACAGGTATGGTATCATTCTAAAGTACTTACCAAGATTTTTAAGAAAGTTTCTAATTAATCACAGAAATCTTGCAAAATGGTCAGATGACGATCAATTCATGGAATGTGTCTTAAAAATACAAAGACCTAAATCCACCACTTCTACTAAAATATATTGGGATATGGTTAACGATAGAGCCCTAGACGAAAAGGGTCTAGAGAGATCATATAATACTATTGATTGGTATTGTGCTATTTCACTTAAACCTATTAAGGCTAAGTTTATGAACTTCGATCTTGAGAATTTTATACATCAGGAATATTATGATGTGTTAGATGCTCCAATGGTAGACAGTCGTATACTTAAATCATCAGTTGACTTTCGTAATAAATGTAAAAAACTCCTGCTCGCAGAACGAGAGGAGTTTCTTAAACTTGCTAAAAAGAACGCTAAGCGCTCTCTTTAATATTACATTAACGCTTTAAATTTATCAGCAACAGACATACCTTCATAAAGTTTAACCTTTTTAGGTAATTCTACTTTTGCTTCTTCAACAAATTCTTCAGCATTTTCTTTATCATCCTTAGAAACATCTTCTACTGGATATTCTTCGTCTCCAACTTTAAAAGTCTTTTCGCCTTTTGCAATTGCTTCTGCTCTTGCAGCACCGAATTCATTTCCTTCTTCAATTTCTTCAATTTCTTCAGATTCTTTAATACCGAAATGATCTTTAGCCATTGCTAAAAGTTCAGCATAAGTATATTTACCAGAAAGAGCGTCATTTGCAATAGTTCCTTCAGGTTTACCAACAGAATACATTGCTTGATCGTCAAATCCAAGACCTTCCGACCATGGTTTCTTTGGATCGAATCCTAATTCAGACGCTAATGATTGTGAAAGAGAAGTATTTCCTCTAAATTGATCATTGTAACCTAATTTGTCATCTCCAAATGCAGATGAATCGACTGTCTTTCTTCCTTCTTCAAGATTTGTACCGCCTCCTGTTTTAGCAGATGCTGTCTCAGAGTAGCTAATTTCTTTTGCAACAGTTACTACATCGTCATCAGAACCATCTTCTTTTTTACCTGTGAAATCTTGTTCGCCTTCATATTTAGGCTTTTGTTCATCTTCTCCAGTTTGTGGATTAGCAACTGGAACCGTTTTACCTTTTTCTTCTGCTGCAATAACTTTAAAACCTTCATTACCGGCGATAAATGCATCAGCTAATTGCTTTGATGTTTTTTCAGCTTCAGATTCTACCGCATCAATTTCATCATAAGTTGATTCCATAGTATCTATTCTATCTGAGTACTCATCTTTAGCAGCAAGAACATCCGCTTCTTTAGAATCTCCTTCATATCCAAATGCTAGAGAATAATCTTTTTTACCGATAGCACCATACGCAGCTTTTAATTCAGAAAGCTTTGTTTTAGCTTCTTTAGCTAAGTCTTTATTTTGAGGGTCTGCAGCAAGTGCTCCAGTTGCAGCTCCAAATTCTGAAATACCCTTCATATAAGCCTGAATCTTTTGAAGTGCTGCTGCCTCATCACCTGTTGTATTAGCAATTTCTGCTTCTAAATCAGAAGCAGCCTTTGCAGCTTTTTCTTGGGCTTTTTTAGAAGCTTCTGCTTGGGCTTTAATATCTTTATTTGTTCTTTCTTCAGCTGCCTTATCTAATCTTTTCTGTCTATCTTCATCCTCGATAAATTCATCTTGAACTTTTCTGGTTTTTTTCAGAAATTCATCATCAGTGTCTCTTTCGATCTTTAATTTTTTTAGATCCCATTGAGCAGCAATTGCAGGAGAATCACTCACTTTATTATCACTAATTAATTTTGAAATTTTTGTACCAAAATCTGCAACTAATCTATCTTGCTTTGTAGCTTGATCTGCTTTTTCTCTATCTAGTTTTTTACCAGCTTGTTCTTTCATTGCAGCAAGCTTAGCATCTCTAACCAATCTAGCTTTCTTTTTTGCAGCAGGGTTATCTAATTTGTCAATAGCATCATTAAGTTTATCTTTAATCTTATCTTCTGCTTGTGCTAATCTTTCTTCTTTATTTTGGTCAAATTTATACCCAAATATAGTTTTATCTAATTCCGCCGTCTTTTTCTTTTTATATAACTTAGGGTACATAGAATTAAGTTTTGCAGCTGCAGCACCAGCTTTAAACATCGCCATTAAAGTAGCACCTGCATTTTCGTTTAATTCTAAATTAACGTCTTCGTTAAAAACTTCTTCGATAATTGCGTCAATGCTTTCTGTAATTTGTTTTGAAAGTTGTTCTAGGTTAGTTAAGATAGTATCGACATCTTGTACGATTTCTGCTCTTACCTCTTCTCCTGATTTAGCAGAAGTCTGTTGTGTACCTACAGTAGTAGAATCTGTCTTAACTGCAGGAGCAGTTGTTTGACCT